CACATCACACCTCCTCAAGCTCATCAGTTAAATAGTCTAACCTCATCTCTATCCTGTCTTCAAACTTGTCTACAATGTCTTCGCTGCTTATCTCTAGCACCTCCATCAATGTAATCTCATCCAGGAGGCGTAGCTTGTGCTTTATATCATTGAACGTCAGTGACATTTAAGTCTCCGTACTTTCTTCTTAGGAAGTTTATCGACACAGGCAACTCGTCAAAACTACCATCACTGACCTCATTCAGCATCCACACACCAGCCCATGAGCCGTTAGTCTGTGGAGTTAAATAGTCTTCATCATGTTCATAGAATATCCCTGCAAACATTGTTGTGACTCTAACACCGTCACCGCGTCTACCGTAAGCAATGTCTCTATCCTGTACATGACCTTGTACACATGACATCATCTTCTTAGTCATCAACAGCTTTGCATTACCAACTGGTCTACCCATGACACCGCTGGTGAAGTAGTGGCAGTAGGCTATACCATCTATAACGATTGGCTGTAGGAAAGGTATTACTTCAAAGTCATAGTCTTCTAGGCAGAAGTCATCAAAGCTAATCAATCCCTCCAGCTTTGCGTCTGACTCTATCGCCCTCTCTATCCTCTGCTCATGATTACCTAGTGTAAACACCAACCGAGGTCTCCAGAGCTTCTGCTTGTTATTTCTTAACCTGTTGATCTCACCGTTAACATACTCCATGAATATCTCCATAGCGTGATTGCCTATGTCAATGTCATGCACATATCGTCTACCTTCAAAGCTCTTCTTACCTACATCGTAGCTGGACAGTGAAGGCATATCCCAGTGATCGCCAATGAAGATGATGACATCAGGCTTCTTCTCTACAGCGTACTTACCTAGCCAATGGAACCTGCGTAAGTCTTGTCCTGGCTTCACCTGCGTGTCTGGCACTACTAAGTGTTTCATTAAAAACCTCCAGTGTTCACAGGCAAGTACAACCTGTCTTTGTGTTTGATGTTCTCAAGTATCTCAATCTCTCGAGCGTGTGTCTTGCAATAAGCACCGTCAGGGCCGTTACCGTTCTTACCTCTGCACTGCACAACATCCTGAACCATCTTTGTTGCATGACAACAGCGAGTGTAGTCAGCCTTCTTACCTTTAAGGCCACCACGATCTATACCGTAGTGTTCCCTGTAGTGATCCTTTAGTGGCACGTTGTAGCCTCTTGTGAGTCAGTAGGTACTTTAAGACTCCAGCACTCAGGCTTAGACGCAAACACTGACACAGGTAGTCCAAACTCTTTAGCCTTCAGATTCACTTCATGCGTTAGAGGTCGATGACACATGTGAGCACTCTTACAATCCTTCCAGAAGGGACAGAACGTCATATCTCTGTAGCTGATCATTGTCTTTCTTCCTTAATGAACACACCTTCAGCGTTTAAGTAACCCTTCCTATCTTTGATGTCGTTGTAAGCGTGTTTCAGGCAAGTATCTAGAGAGGTTCCAGACATAATAGCTATGTTGTTCAGTACTACCAGGCAATCACCTATGTCATCTGTGACATCATTACCCTTAGCTACGTTGTCTGCCAGCTCACCTATCTCACTTACTAGCTTCAGAGTCTGTGTCGTTACTTTACCGTTCTCTAGGATACCGCGCTGTCTACTCCACGCCGTAACCAACTCTACATAAAACTCTAGCTTACTCATTGTTGTTTCTCCACGTACTGATTGAATAAAAAGACCTACAGCAAAAGACTTTAGACCGCGCAACCCCTGCGAATAGTTAAGTTAATTAGCTGCTGTAGGTTTCCTCTGTTTACGCTCGCTAGCTGTCTTAGTCTTGTGACAATCTTTACACAACACTTGTAAGCCGTCTGCTTCACAGAAGAGATTCTGAACAAAAGCAGGGAGGTCTTTGTAGTCCTTCAGAGTCCCTGCCGGTTTAATGTGATCCACTTGAACTTCGTTACCTCTGTAGTATTTGTCGCACTCTGCACAGAGGTATTCGTATCTATGTCTATGTCCTTCTACAGTCTTCTCTGCTGCCTTCTTAGCTGCAAACTTCACTGGATATCTGTTGAACGCTGAACGCAGTGCAGATCGTATGAATTGGAAGTAGCGTGACTTAGTCCACTTATCGCCAGCGTGTGTTTTCTCAGCCCTCATCATCGTTACTCTTATAGCGTTTAAAGTTAGGAGCCTCCCACATCTGACCTTCGTAACGCTGTAGCCACAGAAGCTGTCCATTCTCCAGCACTCTCTCAGCGCCTAAGACCTCAACACAAGCGTTATACATTTCCAACTCTGTCTTATCCTCTAAGAGCTTCCTAGCCTTTACTGGCCCTATACCCATTGCACCGATGATGTTGTCTACTCTGTCTCCTACAAGTATTTGCATGTAGAAGTTTAGCAGACCTTCTTCTTCATTGATTGTGTAGTGGATATGTTTAACAAAGTTGTAGTGCTTACCAGGTACTTGGTCAAAGTCTTTGTCGATACTCACTATAACGCTCTCAGGGATCGTTGTAGCCATTGTAGCGATTAAGTCATCTGCCTCTATACCCTCAGTCTCTATCGCTTGCCAGTAGCTCTTGAGCCTATCTCTAATGGCTTGGTAATGCACAGGCTTCTCAGCCTTCCTGTTGCCCTTGTATGGCGCTGTCACTGCAATCTCTTTGCGGTAGTTGCCTCTACCCGAGATGATTACCATGTAGTCGGTATCGTCAAAGCGTAGCAAGATATCTGCAATGCTTTTATCCAGTGTCATCAGGCATATCTCTTCAGGCTCTGCGTTGCATGAGAAGCCAACTCTGTAGCAGAAGATGTCTCCATCAATTAGTAACATGTTAACTCCTGCTGAGACAACAGCGCACTTCCGTGTGCTATGCTGTCCCAGACTCGTTAGCTGTTGTTAGCTGTTAAGCTCTTCTACAGCTTCGTTGAGGGCGTCTTCGATTGCTACTAAGTCTGTGTAGCAAGCAAGACCACGTTGGTACATCTCTTGAGCGTGTCTGAGCTGCTCTTGCAACTCGCTAACCTCCTCGTAACGCTCCTGAGTTGTCATGCTACACAGCCTCTGCCATGTCGTAGTTACCGCCACCACCATTGTCTTTCTCAAAGACTACCAAGTCTGTCACCACCATCTTAGCGAGGTTGGCACTCCTGCCTTTCTTACCCATTGGTGAAGTCCAATCGTAGTAGCCAATGACAGCCTTGAGCTTGCTGCCGTTACCCACTGCTTCGTGAATCTCGTCACCGTCAGTGTCGTAAGCGCGGATGGGTGAGTTAGACTTTGTAGTGATGTACTTACCACGATCATCACCTTTGTCGTTCACTTTGATACCCATTGACTGCAACAACTCTACAGCCTGTGAAGACAACTGACCTAAGTCTACCTGGTACTTGCCAGATAGTTTGTTTGCATCCTTCAGACATGCCCAGAACGCTGTTGCTTTGATTGCTACGGGTTTTACATCAGACATCGTATTTCTCCTTACCTTACTGTTTATGTTTATTGCGGTTAATTTGTCAAGCAATTCATTGCTGCCTATGTAGTATGACATAGACTTTATAGCTGTCAAGCTATTTATTTGCATAAGGCCCAGGCATACTCCAATAAGTACCGCTGCTGGTTGTCTTAATTACTAGTCCTACGGTTTGTGGTTCTACGCATTTTCTGTCTACCCCGTGCTCACCTACTCGGTGTCTGTCAAAGTTGCTCAGAACACTAAACGATTCACCACAGGTGGGACATCTACAACGCTTCCCCGTTAATACTACAGCTGTTTGTGCCATCAATGCGTCTCCGCCCAATTGTTACCTACTTTAAACTCTCCAGTCAGGGGACACTTCATAGCAAAGAACTCCCCCGCCTCCTTAATCGACTGAACACCTAGCCTGCCTACAGTGTCAGCAAACCACTCATCCACTTCAATCTGCCATTCATCATGCACGTTGGCTACAAACTGTGCAGGTATGTTGTACGCCTTCAACTTCTGATCCAGCAGCACTAGCGCCTGCTTCATCACAATAGCGCCAGCACCTTGCAATAATGTATTCAGAGCACTATGAGTGCTTCTTACACGTAGCTTGCGCCCATCTAGACCTGTCAGTACACCTTTGGCGCTGTCTTTCTCTACAGCCTCTCTGAGGCGCTTTAGAGCGGGTGTATTGCGTAGAAACTTATCAATCAATTGCTGTCCTTCTCTAGCACCACCACCGACAATGCTACCGATCTTTGGAGAGCCTGCACCGTAGAGAAAAGCGTACACAAAAACTTTTGCTTGACTTCTTTCTTTCAACCCTGCTGCAAGCTGGTTCTTTGTATGAATATCTCCATTGACAACTTCAGCGGTATAGTCATCATCACCCATGTAATGTGCAAGCATCCTCAACTCAAGGCCACTAGCGTCTATACCAACCAACTTCTTACCTTCGTCAACGATCCATAAGGCTCTGCACTCTGTACCGTACAGCGCACCTACTGAGGGTATCTGTGCCATGTTGGGTGTACTATGTGTCATCCTACCCGTGACAGCACCGTTACTAATCACTCTACCATGCACTCTGCCGGTGTCTCTTACGGCCTTGAGCCAGCTATCAATCTGTGTTGTTCTCTTCTGCAACATCAAATACTCTTGAATCAACTTAGCCTCTGGTATGTCGATACCGTCCAGCACTGTCTCATCAACGATGTCGTTACCCTTCTCAGTCTGCTTGTCAAAGGTTGCTCCGAGTGCTATCAGTCTCTGTGCTATCTGCTGACGGCTACCAGGATTAAACACTGTCACCTTATCCTTCAGAGGCTTTCCAGTCTTCTCACTCACTCGCTGCTCTACAATCGGTGGGAACACTGCTTGCAACTGCTTCTCTATACCAATCATCTTAGAGCAGAGTTGAGCATACAATGCATTTGCATTACCCACATCCAGCTTAAACCCTGTGCGTTCCTGCTGCGTTGTGATCTTAGCTACAGCGTGTTCCAGTTCTCTGCAATTGCCGCTAAAGCCTTCTTTATTCATGTTAACGACAAGCCAATGGAACACCATCGTTGTCAGCTCGACATCACGCTGGCAATACTCCAGCATCTGGGGCGTCAGCCCCCCGTCAAAGTCTGTGAAGTCTCCTTTAGCAAACCCAAACTGAGCACCCCATGAGGCTAACGAGTGTCCACCGTCTCTGCTAGGATTGTATAGCCTAGAGAGCAATAACGTATCAATGTGCATCTTGCTAGACAGGTTAATACCCCATACCCTCTGCAAGACTGGAGCGTCAAAGCCTATGATGTTGTGTCCAGCTACAGAGTCATAGCTCTCCAACAGTTTCCTTAATGGAGACGGTTCAGTGAAGCTATGAAGCTGCTTAGTGTCAACGTCCTGGACTACCACGCACCATATCGTATCGTGCGTCATATTCGTCTCTATATCTATCATCAGCGTTTTCATATTCTATCAACTCCAAGTATGTCAGCAGTGCATTCTCGTACTTTGCAGACCTCCAGCTGGGCGCTGAATTACGTGCCTCTACCTTCTCTGAATCTATACCAATTAAATAATCCTTCAGCTTTGCCATCACGTTTCCTCCTGACATTGTACGTCATCAATAAGCCACTTTAGGTCTCTTCTAGCATCAATCTCAATCTCTGATACGTAACTACCACAGCTAACACACAGGTCTAAAAACACACCCGTACTGCGATATTTGCGGGTTGTTTCATAATCACTCAACAGATTGTTGCAGCTAATACACCTCATACTATTCTTCCTTGTCTATCATAAGCCACACCAGTGTTATCACCATCAGTACAATTAAGATCATGCAGCACCGTCATCGTCATCAACCACTATGCCGGACAGGAAGGATGCTTTTAACATAGCGTCATTTAGATCACGGCAAAGACCTGTGTACATCTCTTGCCCTGTACCTGGGTCTGTGTAGCGCACACGATGTTGGTACTGCTGCTTGCGTTGGGTCTTTACCATTGACGCGTAACGATCATATTGCTTAGTGTTAGTAGTCATTATATCGTCTCTCCTCTTCAGATTTAGTCCATGTCGCGTGAGCTTCAGCGTCTGCTTGAGCTAAATATACATCCTGCTCTGATAGTGTCAGAGGCCACAGCTCTGGCGGTACTACAATCTCATACAGATCACCATCATCGTAGTTGAAT